GGGGGGGTTAACCGATTTTTGGTTAACTTTGTACGCTTTTGCCATAAATGTCGCATAACGTCCATTATGCGCAAACGGTATTGTGTAAAATCAATCACTTAGTTGCCTGTGGATAACTTTTTGCCCTTATTGCGCTTATTTGCCTGTTTATTAGGCAGATCAGAGTTAACTGAAATCTGGTTAACTTTGGTCGCGCGTGCGCGTAGTTCATCACTTGTGTTTTCCTTATGCTCCACCACATCTGCGTGCTTTAGCTGCGCTGCACTATTTACTTTCTGTAGCAAATCAAGATACGAACTTCCGGCCTCATGCGTCACGTCCACTTGTTGCTTGTCTCCGTATACCTTTGGCAACAGTCTAGCCGCAGTCCACTTGAAATTGTCAGACACAAGTCTGGCAGCTTGCGGGTCAATCTCACCACTAAGCACACGCCTGTTTATCTCATCCAATTGATCAGCATATAACATGCCGCGAGACGCCAATGCGTTCATATATTTGCGCTCAAAATCCTTATCGTTATGTATTTTATTCCACGCTGTCCCCCAAGCTGGCATGTCCTTATCCCTGCACACTGACTGACCAGCGCGTCCCGCCGTAACACGGGATAAGAACTCGACCCACACCTCATCAGGTAGCCTAGCACTCATCGTCAAACTCCATCTCTGTCCCATCATCCAAAGTCACAATCATTTTCTCTCTGTCATCAATCACCAGTAAAGGCTGCCTGCACTTAGAGCAGACGATAGACTGCATTCTCTCAAACACATAACCGTGCGTTTCTTGTCCACACCAATCACAGTCTACCGGCTCAGTAAAAAACTGCACAAAATGCCTGTCTCTTATGTTGACAACGTCACCCATCTCTGTCCATCAGCTCACCGCCGCAGGCCAGATACCCGCAACCATCAACCCAGTTATCCTCATTGTCAGCATTGGACTTGATGCGTGCAATCTTCAACAACGTCATCATCACGGCCACGTCCTCTGGAGTTACCATCACGTTCAGATGCACCGACCAATAATCAGCAATGGTCGTAAAATTGTTTTCCATGTCGCCGTGTTGGCTTGCACGCTCAACTGATACCTTTTGTTTCGCGTCGTCTAATACTTCAACCCTGTTCATTTTTATCCTCTACGCCCTCATTGATTGTTAAATTACAAACCAAGCACTCACGCCTGACCATCACGTCACCATCCATCAGCTTGGTCATTAGGCTCTTACACTTCGGACACCTGTCCTGCTCAAGCAGCCTTTGCCAGCTTCCGTCGCCTGCCTCAATCATCTATCGCCTCCGACGCTCCCTGACTAAACGGCACCTCAACACTAGCGATAGGCTCATAGCCGCGCAACAGTTCTCTCGGCCATATGTCTATCTTCAATCCACCCTCTACCCGCTGCACGTTCACGGTCAGCGTTCTCACGTCAATCCACGTCGACGTACCAATCAGCAAATACTCACGATCCTTGAGTATGTCGTCACGCTCGACAATGTCAGAAGGGGATCTCGTCATTCAACTCCTCCTCAATTGGTGTGCGTATCTTTTCCACTACCGCACCCTCAAACACATGCTTCACCTCTTCAACCGGCTTGCTGGCCTCCCAGTCCTCCAAGATCCGACCAATCTCATTGACAGAGTAAACCACCATTTCACGATTGTCTCGCTTTACCTTGCTCACCTCGTAATCTGTCGGCACGATTGCTAACACCCGACCGTCCGGCATGTTGCCCTCTATCCACTCCCCCTTTAGCGGTTCGGCACCGGCTTCGACTGCCGCTTTCTCTAATGCGGCGACACCCTTTAGCGTCACCTCAACCTGATGCTCCACATCCTGCATTTTATCGATAGCCGCATTGAGCCTGTCCATTTGCTGCTCAAATCTATTCCGCAGCTCCGTTGGCACCAACCACACCAACCTGTCCACACCCCACTTCTGCTCAACCTGAGAAACCCTGTCATCATACCTATGCAGGCTCTGTTGCATCCGTCTCATCGCCCCATTGCTTGGCGCATGGTAAACCTTGTTTGGCTTCGGCTTACCTCGACCCTTTTTAACTGCCATTTCTGTCCTCCATTTTAGCCCGTCCGTCCGTCCGTCCGGATGTCCGTCCGGTTCCTAGTAAAAACCGGACAGGACGGACACCGTCCGCTTTGACCGGACACTGTCCGCCGGACACCGGACATTTTTCGATAACTACTTGTTATCATTAATAAGCCATACCTTGTTTTTGTCCGCCGCAACCAAACCAAGCTCAATTAGCCCGTGTCTGGCGTCTCCGGCCCTCCGGCGGTCCAAATCTGGGCATTTTTGCCTGTGTTCCTCATGCCATAATGACGCCGCAACGACCTTGTTCCCGCTATCGATTATGACGTTTCTGAGCGCCTCCAGAGCGATCTGCTGATTAACTGAAAGCCCCTTTGCCTTCTTCTTTTTGACCGGCTGTTCGCCGTCGACCCGTGACAACACAACCGACGTTCCCTCTATTAGTGCAACCTCGGTCATCTCAAACACCTGCTCATCTGCTGGCTCTGCGTCCTTCTGTTTCTCGCAACGCATGTAAACGAGGTTCTCGTCCTTGCTGACCACCAGCGACGTATCAACAGCCCCCAGAAGGGCGCTGGAGCCGCGCATACCGCGTGTACTGTCCTTGCCGCTATGATGCACCCCGATAAACGCGCAACCGCAGTGTGCCTTGATACTATCCGCCGCAGAAACCCACAGGCCAAGCTCGGTGGCACTGTTCTCGTCTGCCCCGACGAGTGATCTGGCGACGGTATCGCAGAACACGACCGACCAGCCCGTGCCAGCCTTGTCGATTGAACGCATCAGCTTTTCCACGTCTGCCTGTTCACGAAAATTCACGGCGATAGGCAAAACGTGAAGGTTCTTGTTATCGCGCACCTTGTTGTGTGCCTCCCACGCATTGAGGCGCTTGCCAAGGCCGCCAACGCCCTCACCGGCTATGTAAAGCACCTTGCCCTTCTTGGTTGCCATACCCTGCCACGGGACGCCGTTTGCAATCGACAGCGCCATGTCGAGGGCGATAAACGACTTACCGGCGCCTGGTGCGCCATACATCACCGTCAGGCCATGCTGCGTGATAATGCCCTTATCCCCCTCGCCTATCGTCCACTCTATCGGCGGCATGTTGCGGATGTACTCGGCACCGACAAAATCGAAGTAGTCAAGCCCGTCGCTTACCTCCGGCTCCGGCGCATCAACTGGAGCTGCGGCAATGACCGGCGCTGCCTTGACCTCTGCCAGCATGTCCTTGACACTGCGGTTATCCAGATAGTCGACCACGTCGCCCTTTTCCGGCAGGCCCGACAGATCCACGCGCTTCACCTGCTTGGCTGTCTCAAATATATTGGCGATCACGACTTCAGCGTGCGCGGCTCCGGCATCGTCTGCATCTGGCAGAACCACGACACTCTTACCGGCAAACCACTTGTTAAGATCTGGCTTCCAGTTCTTTGCCCCGCCGTGATTGGTGGTGGCAACCAGTCCCTCCTTGATTAGCCGGTTTGCGGCCTTCTCACCCTCCACAATAAAGACCGGCGCTTCTGGGTTGAGTATCATACGGTCGAGCCGGTACGGGACCGGCATTACACCGTCCATGTTATGTATCCAGCCGCCCTTACCGTCCGGCCTGACCTGACGAAACGTCTTAGGCTCAAACCGGCGCACCTGATAGACCACCTCGCCCTGATCGTCGACGTAGTCATACACCGCGCTCATAAAGCGTGCGGGCGTCAGTGTCTGCTGGCTCTGTCGCTGGATACCAAACTTGCGCTCCAGTATCTCCGGTATTGTGCCTTGCATAGACGTGCTTTCATGCGCCCGCACCAGATCGATAACCCCGCCGCCCTCGTTGTTTTCAAAGTCGAACCAAGTGCCTTTGCGAAGGTCAAGTTCTTTTGAGCCGTGCGTCCCCCAGCGCAGTATGTGACCCCGCCGGACCGCTGGCTCCCCCCAATATGCGGTTGCTACCGCCTCGGCATGTGCCGCAATATTTGTCATATCGTAACCCTCTATCCCTCTTGTCCCTCAAAAACGACGGGCGACACCCAAGGGACAAAGTGCCGCCCGCCTACCGCTTAAACGAACAAGTCGCTGCCTTCCGACGTAGACGCTGGAGGATCAACGGCTACTGGCGGCGCAACTGACGCTGCTGCGGGTTCTGCCGGTGATGCTGCCGCACCACCTAATGCCGCAGGACGATCTGTCCAGCCTACTACAGCCCACTGTGGCACTCGCCACGTCTGCTGTTGCCCGTCGCTCAGTGTCTGCACCTTTCGCTCAGTTCCACTGATTTCCACGATTGGCACTTTGCCAGCGTTTTCGTCCTTACCCGCTACATATTGAGCGTACAGCGTCTGCATTGCAACATACACATTCTTTGAGCTGCTACTTAGCTCACGCAAGCCAACGTCCTTGTTTGTGAGCGTCACCCTGAAACCCCATTTGTGCATGGGCTTTCCGTCAGCGCCAACATCACTTGGCTTTTCAGGTGGGCGCTCACCCACCAAAACCATACGAAAATCTGGCGCAGGCATAAAGGCTATATAACCCACCTCCAGCTTTTCCAAATCCATCGCAACCTTGATTGGAGGGGTCAGCTCGTTGTCCTGATTTGTCCACTGCCCGTCAATCTGCACTCTCTCGACTGCAATAAAGCTGCCGTCCTTTGCTGAGAATTTCAAGATCGGTGTGCGATCTCCGCCACCGGAGCCGCCGTCTGATATATATTCTAACATTATCTTTTCCTTTGCGTTTCACGTTTTACGTTTTGTCGAATGACCTGACTATCAGGCCACTATTGCGCTGAAGCATCACTGCCCCTGCGTAATTCTTTTTGGATACTGGCGTATCAAATGCGCGATTGCTTTTCTGTTATTTTTAATTTCTTTTTTTGTCCCGCGAAAAGCAAAATATCTTCCCTTGCTGTTTTGCTTAACGTGCCTCGCGTCTGGGTATCTTTTGCGGATCACTTCAATTTTTGTTGTGCCAAACTTTTGCCTGATTGCGCGAGCGCCATAAAGTTTTCCATTGATGAGCCAGCCAGACCGGTCACCCTTGCGGCTGTTTATATTTGGGTTAGCGTCACGCATCGACCCAATATAGTCAAAGCCACATGCTTGATAAATTGTGCCGATCTCACCTGCTAAGTCATCGACAGTTGCCGTGACAACCTTGTACTTTTCTGGCAGCATTTTCATGGAGGTGCGAATCAGTTTGCTTGCTGAGTGCGGATGCGCCCAGTGAACGCAGGCGCCCCGGTTTAAGAGAATGATCTTACCGGTGTACCCGTAACGGTCCCATCGCCCTAAGTTTTCGATATATTCCTGCCCATATACCACGACGCCGCCGCAAATATTGTCGAAAAATATGCCGTAATAGTACCAGTTGACAGCAGCTAAACAGCCCATCCACTCGTACTCCTCAATAATCTCTTTGGCCTGATTATGACTAACCTCTCTAACCTGCGCTAATTTTATGTCGGTATTTATGTCGCGCCAGTAACCGCCAAAAAGGTCAACGCCTCTTTCACGTTCTTTTGCTTCGCGAACTAAACGCTGGTGAGCTTTCATTCCATCACCGCTAGATGTTCACGCAGTACCATAGCAAATGTATCCCAGTCCATTGTCACGGTGTACGCCCAGTCATAAGTTTCAGCCACGTCTCCGGCAACGTAAGAATTGCCGAGAGCTACGACCGCCTGCACGGGTATCCTGACCTGCGTTTGCTGACGGTCCAAGCGATAAATTAAACACGGGTATGCGTCGTCAACATTTGCTGACGACTTCGCCGCAGTCACGATCTGGTCCCACCACTTTGGTGATAATCCAGATTTATACCGCTTACACTCAATGAGAAATGGGAACGCCTTGCCGTCGGCTGGCTCCAGATCGCTCAGGTCTTTTTCTTGATACTGCGATAATCGCCTCCGCAATTTGCGGCCCGTCTCAAGCTCAATGAGCTTTGCGATTTCGCGCTCATATGATGCACCCTTGGCGCGGCCCCCGCCCTGCCGCATCAGTCTCGGCCTGCCTGCTTGTCCATCTCAAACTGGATGGCGCGGTGGCGCTGCTTCGCTTCTAGTTGCGACATTAACAATTCGTCAGCCAGACTAGACTGGCTCCGGTGTGCCGATAAATCCAGCTCACTTTTCAGCGCATCAATGGTTGAGGCTCTCAGCCGGAGCAATATGGGTTTAACTTCGTTCATTTTGTGACCCTTCTATGATCGTTGCTGGAAGCAAAAAACGCTTCTAGCTTCTTTTTGGTACTAACATGCCCCAAAACACCTACATCCCGTCAGCGGGCTTCTATGGGCGATTAAAGGCATATTGATATTTTTATGCAATTAACTCGATATAAGACTTGTCAAACTCTGATAGCATCATTATATAGAATAGGTAAGAGGGACAAACTAGGGAAATTAAGGAGATTATCAAATGACTTTTAATCACAAAGAATATATTGCAAAGCAAAACGCCAAAACAATCGCCCGCAACAAGCCAATCAAAGCTTTTGCAAATTTTTCCGGCTATTCAGATGTCGAGCCGTTTGAGGTTGTCGATGTTCGCACCGAAAACAAAGTTGTTATCCGCGCCATGAAAGCGGAGCGTGCGGAAGGCTGGAAGCCTAAGTTTGTTTCTGGCGGCTTTTCTGCTCATTGCACCAACAATGATGACCAGCGCAACTCATGGAGCATTTCGCCTGACGAGGATGGACGCTTGGTTACAATCCGTTGGTCAAAAGCAAAAATGCGCTGGCAATGCGCTGACGGCAGTCGCTACTACATGAGCGACACCCCTTCAAAAAAATACGATTTTAATTTTTAACTAATGCGGGGCTTAACAGCCCCGCCCGAAAGGGAGATTGGTATGACTGTTACATTTAAAAAGATTGCGGCCTTTAAAGTTCGCCCCGTAAACAACGGCACTAAGAAGTCCGACAGGAACCGCTACTGCGGGCCAGCCGTTCTTTCGATCATGTCCGGCATTACGACCGGCGACGCATCGCGACTGATCCGAAGCATATTCACGCAGGTTCACGCCGTGAAAGGCACTAGCGACCACCAGATTAAAACCGCGTTCAAGCACCTTGGCATTGACATGAGCCGCGTATCATATCGCGGCGCAGGTCTAACGGCTTCCGATAGCCCGACGCTGGCACGCTGGTTGAAGAATACAACATCCGAGCGGACTGCCGGTCGTGTGTTCTTGGTATCGGCTGGGTGGCATTGGCAGATCATTACTGGAAGACGTTATATCTGCGGCATTGTCAAAGAGCTTATCAGCATCCGAGACAAGCGCGTCAAGCGCCGCGCCCGTGTCAGGGACGTGTACGAGCTGACACCGATTGCGGCTGATGGCAAGATCCGCATTCCGTTTATTGAGCAGCCCAAGTCTAGAAAGTCACCGGACTGTTACCGTCGGGTTCGCAAGTTGATTGCCGATAATCCAGACGTTGGCTTGTCGTATGACATAGAATACGGTTACGAGACTAATTACTGGGTCAACAGTAGCCTAGACCAATTGATATACGAGCTGGTCGAAGACAGTAGCCACCCAGCTTCGCGTGATGCGGAGATTAATAACGATGGCAGGTTCTGCCATGACTGGGATGAGGTTGAGCATTGCATGATTGAGTTGGTCGAGTTTCATAAAAGGTGGGGCCATCTGAAACGTGAAATGGGGAGCGCAGCATGAAGCAGGATATTGTAGGGGGGGCTTTGCTTTTATTGCTGGCCCTCTCATTCACCAACATGATCAGCGAAAAATACAACATCTGGGGGTTGATGGTTTGGTTAGCAAACTAACCACACCCCACCAAAACAAGGAGATTAAAAATGGTAGGCAAAAGAACACCGGACGATATTTTAACCGCGTCAGTAATTCCGGTCGCAGCAAACTTATCACCGTATCGAACGCCAAACGACCAGCTTGCAAAGGCACTGGCCGTGGTTGAGGGCAAACCTGACCCCGACCCGTTTACTGGTAACGAGGCGACCGAGTGGGGTAACCACCTTGAAACCATCATTCTGACCATTGCGGCAGAGCGGCTTGGTCTGACCGACCTGCAACTGGAACACGACGCGCTGTTCCACGATAAGATACCGTTTGCCGCGTCGCTTGACGGCACGGCTGACGGAGGTCTGGGGCATGAGGTCGTGACCGACGCATCCAAGGGCATCTATTGCCCAGAGGGTCCGGTCTATGTCGACGGCGTCGGCGTCTTGGAGAGCAAGGCAACGAGCAGTAGGCCGGAAGACGCCCCAGCGCCCCACAGAGGGCCGTTGCAGCTCCAAGGGCAGCTTATGTGCGCTAAACGCACTTGGGGCGCTGTATGCGTCTTATACGGCGGTGTAGAGCTGAGGATATTCCTTTACCAAGCCAACGCGGCTCGACAAGCCGAGATCGTTGACATTGTCGAGGATTTTGAGCGCCGCAAGTTCGACATTGACTGGTATCCGGTCCTGACCAGCTCTGACGGTAACACTGCATATCCTAGAGTGGACGACGGTGCCGAGCCGCTTGAGCTGGCCGGTGAGAACGTCGACTGGGCCGAGCAGCTTGTTAATGCGAAGTCTGCAAAGAAAGCTGCTGAGGCTGACATAGATGAGGCTGAGGCAGCCTTAAAGGAGCATATGGGGTCACATGAGGAGGCGGTCGCCCTGATCGGCAACCGGAGGCACGTTATCAAGTGGCCCATGCGGAACTTCAAAGCGCAGCCAGCCAAGACAACTGTCGCCAAGCCAGCCCGCATAGCAAGGCAGACAACTTTAACTGTAAAGGTGTTCGACGATGATTGATGTACCGTTAACCAAAGCGCAGGCGGAGCTGCGCAACGTGATCGACAGGTATGCCCGCCGGTATGGCTACACGCCGACGATCAACGAGCTATCCGATAAAACAGGGAAAAGCATGTCACAAGTCCACCGGTTAATGACCGGACTTATTGAACGCGGCGCAGCGGAAAAGGTGGCTGGCAAGGCCAGAGCGTTTAGGCTACTGTAGTTGGTGCGCGGTTCCCCTCCCTTACCGCGCATCCACCTTGGCCCCCGTTTCGGCGGGGGTCTTTTTATTTGTGTGTGGGGGTTGATATTATTGTGATATCACATTATGTTTATATTGTAGCAACAAGGGAGACAAAAATGACTGACATTATGGACCCAGCGGCTTGGGAAGCCGGACGTGAAAGAAATATCAAAGCCAACGCCACTGCGGGGCGCAACAAGCGCTGGATTGCCGAGGACGAGACACGCAAGGAAATCGAGGCTTTTTGCCTGATGGCTGCTGGCGGCAGTGAGTTTATCGCCAACATGCGCGACGCCTTGCATGAGTGGGGCAGGCTGACAGAAAACCAAGAGGCTGCTGTTCGCAAGGCTATGGCACGCGCAGAAAAGCGCGAAGTCGAGCGCAACGCTGAGTGGGAAGCCGCCGCAGATTGCCCAGAGGGCCGAGTAGAGGTGACTGGCGTGATCCTTTCTGTTGACATCCGCGAAACTGCTTTTGGCAGCCAGTGGAAGATGCTGGTGCGCGACGATAGTGGCTTTAAGGTTTGGGGGTCTATCCCGCAAAAATTGAAGGAGCAAACTGAGACTTTCCTTAACCATCAGTTTTTTGACGGTACAGACTTAAAGGGCAAGCGCGTCTCATTTATTGCGGCAATCACGCCAAGTAAGGACGATCAGAAGTTTGGGTTTTTAAAGCGCCCAACAAAAGCAAAGCTGGAGGATTAAATGAAACAGCCAAGTTTCAAAGAGGATGACCTAGTCACAGTGGACGGTCCAAATGGCCGTCCCGTGACTGCTATGGTGCGGAGGGTCACGCACATCGATGACAAAAGCTACAACGTCACTTTTGAAAACATGCAAACCGCCGATAGATTTGACTATCAGTATTTTTATCGGTAAAAAGAGTTTTGGGGTGGTGAACCCACCTGCGCGAACCCTCTAATGCACGCATGATGGGGGTCAATCCTACGGTCTTAGTAGACCACCCCAAATCCACTCCTTTATTTTTTCTTGTTCTGGAAGCTCTCCAACGCACCGGCACCAAAATAGAAACCCAGAATAATCATCATCGCATAATTGATGCTAAACTGTTCCATCACTTTGGTCACCGCGTCGGGGTCACCCTCTCCGGCTATAGTCATTGTCAACACAATTATGTAACTAGCCAGAAACGTAAATCCAAACATCAACGCAAGATAGCGTTGTGCGATCTTGAATGGCGCGTAGGCCGTCATCAGGTCGATGCGGGCCTTACTCTTTGCCGCGATAGCTTCCTCATCAGAGGTGTGCATATCGTCAATAAGCTTCATGCCCTGACTGATAACGTCACCCGATCCTAATATTTTCCCTAGCACACCTAGCATTACTCAACTCCTAACATTCGGGATAATCCAAAAACTTCCATCAGCATAAACGTAAAAAACAAAAGCAACACACCACCAGCGATTAACTTACCGGAGAAATTTGTTGAGCCTATTTTTATAGCCACAAATTCGTTGCCCAAAATTCTGAGTACAAGCTCAAAGCTGTTCTCTCCAACTGCAATCGTCAGTGGTTTTTTTTCCTCACTCATCAGCTAAAGCCCTCATCCTCTTGACCAAACGATTGGCGCGGTTCGTTACCTGGTCATACCACTTACTGTCGACCATCTCGTCAGCGGCCCCTGACCAGTTACGCTCATCAACGCAACGCCGCATGCCCCTAAATTTCTTCATGGTAGGCAAACCGAGGTTAAACATCATGTTGGCGATAATTCTTTGCGCCTCTTCGGGCAGCTCGCTAAAGTCCTCATAAAGCCTACTACAGTCCTCGCGAACAACAGCCACGTCCAATTCAAACAGTTGCTTCATACGACGCTCGGTGATCGTGTAGCCCTCCGGCTTACCGTGTTCTGCATCACCGGCCACAATCTTATGGCCCACGCCTACAGTCAAAAAATTTTCTGTACACCTATATATATCTAACCGCATTCCCTCGTCAGAGATTAACTCTTCGCGCAGTTTTTCAATATTCATCGTCTTATCTCCAAAACATAATTAACCGCTTTATGCCAGCTTTCAATTTCCGCTTCCACAGTAAACCGCGATGGCGACATGCGTTTAGTACGTTGTGACACCGATTTGGTGGGCATGAACACGCAGCGTCTGTGTTGTGGATTACCGGCAACCAAAGCATAGATATCAAAGTCCTTTTCGTTTGGGATAGTTTTGATTTTATTACCGTGAGCAAGTTGGAATTGATAACTGGCGTTACGATATTGTCTCTCATGCAGCGTCGCAGTCTTAACTTGAACCCGCAGAAAGTGATCTGTAGTGAAAGCCACCAGATCGATACGATCCTGCTGCGCCAAAGCGACTTTATGCGTTCCAATCGACAATATAGCTGCGGCAGCAATGTATTCTCCCATTAACCCTGTTACTGTGGCAGTCAACGCTTTAGAAACCAAAACATTGCGGCCAACAACCCCAAACATAACAGTGCGAGCATGGCGATTGCAATGCCCTCTAGAATTTGACGCTTTAACTCCTGCTGTTTGTAAACAGCTTCCTGCCGCTGACGCCTTATCTTGCCTTCAAGTCTGATCAGGTCAGCCCAAGCCTGCGGCCCATACGACATATTCAAAAATGTTTTCAATTCCTGCCGCTGCGCTTCTAACTTTTTTTTTGCGGCATAGCTGGCGAGAGCTTCTTCCTCGACAGATCCGGCGGCAAACAGCTTTTTAAATATTGGCGGGTTTTTAGATTGCTTGGCGGCGTTGTCAACATCAGACGCCATACGCATCCAGCGGGACACGTCGCCAATGCAGCTCTCCAAATCTTTCCCAGCCGCAATCATTTGCTTTATGGAATTAAAGGCGGTTGTAGCCCCAGCCACTGCCGCTGAGATAGTAATTGGGTCCATCAGCTAGATTACCTTCTTTAAGTTTTTTACATCGCCACTTTGATGGCATCAGGTTAACTATCTCGCCAATATCCTCTGACATTTGAAACGCCCTTCTGCGACATGCCTCCCTTGTGTCGCTATAAATTATAGAATGAAACTCAACACAATCAGTCGGTGACCCAATTACACAGGCTAATACAATAGCCTTAAACATTTTTCCCTAACAGCCTCTGGACTGTCTTAGTCTCCCAAATGCGGATTAACACCCACACTCCGGTAAACAAAGCAACAAAATCTGGAACCATAGCCATATATGCAGCCACTGTGCCGGTGCCTGCCGCCACGTCTAACACAACTTTTGTTTCATCGTTCATTAGACAGCTATCTCCATCAGGGTCATTGATGATTGTGAATTGTTATTATTCCAGTTGATTGACAGTTGACCATTTGCAGTGTCCCCGTTTAAATAAACTTTATAAGTACGAGCAGTTCCAGCCGTTGTTGCGAGTGGGTCAAAGATAGCAAACAAAAGTTTAGGGCCAATCATTTCGTATCGTTCGTTAAAATAAAAATCTTGCCTAGTACTAATTTGATTTGAAGCAGAATCTCTATACAGTATTGATTCATACCATTCAGCACCTGCCATCTGGTTTCCACACGAAACATTTGCCATAATGTATATTTTAGAGCCTGTTACCGTTGGTGTTATTGCTGTTGCAATGCCAGTGTATTCAGTCGAAGTTGAACCATTAATTGCTACGTTAGCACTGTGTACTGTGTTTACAACTTGGAGTATATTACCCGCTGGCATATCAGCCGCAACAAGAGACAGCTTAGAAGACGGAACTGTAGTTCCTGTCCCCAAAAAGTTTGCAAGATTACGGGCGTTGCTCATCTCTTACTCCGGCTTAGTAGGCCACTTAACATCATCAAGACTGGTAGCGCTCTTGGTAATGTCACGCAGTTCCTGACGATATGCTTTACGCTCATCGCTCATTGTTAGGTCGCTAGATGCCCACCAGTCCACTTCGGCAAGTCGTCTGTCGCGCTCTGCCCGTAGCAGCTTCATAGGCTCTGCTGCCTTTATCTCGTCAGCCTTTGCCTTGACCGCTGACCAAGTTGTACCCCAGTCATCAGGACTGCTGCTTTCGATAGCCGAACCATTGGAATCAGCGCCCGTAACTTTACGGAACATCTCGTTGAACTCATCTTCTGTTGTTGGCTCACCTCTAAGCACCCATTCTTTGATGCCTAGCTCTGTAAGTGCCTCTGCTATACTCATCTTATTCTCCTATCCTATTAAATAACCACAAAAATACGCATAATAATTTATGGCATACCAATCGTCTGCATTAGTGTTGCCTACTTTACCTTGCGCTTCTATATAGTCGTTAGCTTGCAAATAAGTAACAGTTGCTAAAGCAACCGTATCGCCTTGAAAACTGTTATGTTTAAAAGCTATTGTTGTTGTTGAACCGCCCGAAGTTTTCCTGAACCGGCATTCGCCATACGATGATGTGGTAGTGGCATCATGTAAGAATTGCATATAAAAATAATATGACCCCGTAATTGGCGCAGTAAATTTATAGTTCGATGTATCATAATTATTGCCAATGTCGTGTTCAGTTGTGTTAAAAGGCATTGTATTAAAGCTAGTATTACCAAAACTTTGCCATGCGTTAGCGTTGTTAGTCGCAAAGAAAGATGGCTTAGTTGACATTGCAACAGCAGTCGAGGATGGGCCTTGGATGTCGGAGACTTTCAAGATGCTTGTCATTGTGCAATCTCCATAAGGGTTATCGAAGAAATTGGACAGGCAGGGTAAGTTGAACTATCGTTATAATTATGATTTCGATTTACATATGTGGGAAAACTTGTGTTATAGCCTCCAATATCTACACCGTACTGCACTGCACTTGTTGTAGAAGGTGAATCTAAGTATTCAACACTAATATGTTTCATATCGTATATTGCACTCGTTTGACCACCACCGTAGTTAATGTAAGAAAATGTAGCTGGTGTTCTAGAGCCTACTTGATTTCCCGTAGCATCAGTAATAACACTTCCGTCTCTTAAAAGCCTACCTCTTGATGAATAATATTGGTTAGCTATAGATAAATTAACTCGTATTAAAACTTTATTGCTTGTTGAAGCAGGCGTAATGTTACATCTAAGTCCAGTTATTTCGGCAAAATTAGGACCAACAGAAGTAGAAAATGTGTCTTTAAATACAGTTTGTTGTATTTGAATCACATGCCCCGGTATAATCACACCATGACCGCTGGTCTTCTCAACAATGTCATCTACAAAGAGCTTACTCATTGTGCAATCTCCATGACTGTGATTGTTGAGGCACCTCTGGAAGCATTCCCGTTATCTGTATCATATCGTGTCATATTCACTACTATACCATTAGTACTCAAGCACTGTGCTTGTAATTTATAAGTCGTTGCACTTGTTGTAGCAGGCGAATCTAAAAAAGACATACTTGTAGGGGTAGCACTGTATGCTGATGGACTTGTGCCATTTGAATATGGACCAATTGCAGTCATTCTCGCCCTACTACCAGAGGCATCACCTAATGCAAGTGTAGTAGAACCTCTTAATAATCGTATACCAGTGCCTGAATCATAACCAACAATACTTACATCAAACATTATTAAAACTTTACTAGTTGCGTATTTTGGTGCAATTGATACCGATAATCCAGTAATGTCTATCGGGCCAACACTAGTTGTACTAAAGGTGTCAGTTTTAGTTGTACTCAAAACTTGTAATATACAACCAGCAGGCAACTTAACATTTGCGGCTGCGGTTGCACCTTGAATCTCATCTACATTTATTATGGAAGCCATCTATGCCTCACAGTATTGTTAAGTTGCCGTTAACCGTAATCGTGGTTGACGAGCCTATTGTTAGAGGGCCAATCGCCAAGGCATTCTTGGTTGACCCTATTGTTGTGTCGTCTGTAACGCTCTGACCGTTTGTGCGGAACACAGCCGTATCGACCGTTGTGTTTGTTGTCTGGAACTGCGGCGCTGTTATCTCCCCGGCAAACGTACCCCCAGAAGCCTTGCTTACTGTATCAGTTACGGTGAATGCGCGATAGGCTCTAATCACTAGCTCATCGTTTAAGGCCGCGCCTGTTCCTAGCGTTATTGTGTCTCCGCTGCTGGCAGTGAAGTCTGAGCTATCCAGATGCACACCGTTTAGATAAACGTCTACATCAGTCCCACTGAACGCCAGTATAGCACCGTTAGCATCTGCGCCAGTAAATGCAGTCTGACTTGCCGTAGCCACATATTTGAATAGCTGCATGGCGTAGCTGGTTGGCTGGTCTACGGCGCGACCAAAGTAGCGCACAGTAATAACGTCACCGTTGGCAGGGGCTGCGGAGAATGTAAGCGTGTTTGCCTGTGCTGTATAAGCTGCGCTAGACCCCGGCTCCTGAACCACGTTTCCTATAGTTACGACAATGGCCTCTCCACTCACAACGGACTGAGCCAGAGTGAAGGCAGTGGCGCTCCCTGTTCCAGTAAATTTCTGAAATGTTATGTCACCTACGTTTGGGTCTATGCCTATGTATGCCATTTTAAGCCTCAATCTCCATAAAAGTCAGAGTTGATTTAGACGTTATTTCATTGTTGTAATTGTAAAAAACTTCACCTTGATTTTTGTAAACTGTAGTTTTGTAAGTAACTGCGCTAGTGGTTGCTGGACTGTCAAGGTATGAGAAAGCAGCAGT